CCCAGCCGTAGAAGGTCCTGATCTCGCCTTCGCTGGATGCGTTCAGGCCGTGCGGGGTGATCCCGAGCAGGATGCTCAAGGGAATCCCGTTGACGGCGCTCATGTGCTCCTGCGTCTGCGCCTGCAGGGTGTCGAGCGATCCGAGCGGGGCGGAGACGTTCTCGAAGCCTTCGGTCTCCTTGTCGACCGCGAAGACGCCCTTGTTGTTGCGCAGAGCGTTGAACAGCTGCAGGCGCTTTTGCAGTTCGCCGGCTCCGCCGGACTGCAGCACCTGGCCCATGTTCGTGCTGAGCACGAACGTGGAGAACGACTGGATGATGTCGGCGACCGATTGGCGCGTCCGCAGCCAGTTGTCCACGTAGGGCTTGGACATCTGCGAGAGCGACAGGCCGCCGAACATATACGCCGGCTTCAGGATGTCCGGCATCGGCCTGCCGATCATCGTGAGCAAGCGCGATGAATGAACCTCGGTGGCCATGACGTACCAGCTCTTGGGCCGGTAGAAGTCTGGCGAAAGCGGATTCGTGCTGTCGTACGCCGCCGGGTACGTCCAGATCGGCTCCACCACGGTGAAGCGCTTCAGTCCGCCGCGGGCGATCTTCGTGCGCTGCAGCGCGAGGGGCTTCGCCAGTTCCTTGACATTGGCGTCACCGATCGAGATGCCGGTGTCGACGAAGATCTGCGCGCGCCCGAAGTAGCCGTCGAGCTCGATGGTCTTGCGCAGGGTCGCCTGCAGCTTGTACGCCTTGACGGCGTCCTCGAGCTCGCGGATGCGCGCCGTCTTGTCGACGTCACCGACCGCGGTGAAGCGAATCCACTTCCGCGTCATCTCCTCGGCGAGGATCTCGGCGGGCCGCCGGTACTCGGCGCGCTGCGTCAACTGGGCGAGGTACGCGTAGCCCGGAAACGCGATGCCCTCGGACAGTGCCGACTGCAGGGCCCACGCGTACATCGGGGCCAGGGCATCGTCCATCGCCATGCCGCGCTTGCCACGCGGAAGCACGCCTGGTGCCGGCTCCGGGAACCGATACGGATTGTCGAGCGCGCCGTCGGCCGCGAGTTCGGCCAGCGTGTCCGGTCGGATCGACATCGGCTTCTTCGCCGCGGGTGCCGGTGCAGGCGTCACCGCCGCGACGGTCTTCCTGTTGCGAGTCATGGCGCCGAGAGCTCGAGCAGCGCGTCGTCGGAAATGACCATGGGCGCTCTTCCTATCAGTTCGGCGAACGCCCGCGACAGGCCGTCCACGATGTCGTCATGCACGCCGGCGGTCGGGAAGTAGCGCAACTCATCGCGCAACTTATCGTTCCATGGCGCCCGCAGCACCAGCACGTTGCCGACGTTGACCTGCGCGGCGAAGGGTTCGGCGCGCGTGACCTTGTCGCCGGATTCCGGTGAGCTCGTGACGCGGTAGCCGGGAAGCTGGCGTGTCATGTACAGGACCTGCGTCTTGCCGGCCTGGCCGGGGTCCTGCGGGATGCTGATCCTGACCTGCCGGCCATCGGCTTCGGCGGTATTGACGATCGCGGCATCGCGCTTGTCGGGGCCGAAGTGCATGTGCTGCAGGTCGGCGATGATGTAGCGGCCATCCGCGAGCCGCCCGAGCTTCGGGCCAGCTGTCGCATCGGCTGTGGAGTCTTCGGTCGATGCGAGGTCCCACGCACGCACCCAGTCGATCCAGCCCGCGGGGATGGCGTCGACGGTCTTCAACATCTCCGGCTTGAAGAGGTCGCCCTCGGTCACCGACGGCCGCTGCTGGTACAGCGATGCCCACGTCCGCGGCCGCGACTTGAAGATCTTCCAGTGCTCGGGGTCGAACCACTCCGGCCACAAGTACTCGCCGATCTTGCGTCCGAGCGGATCATCATCGCGCTCGCATTCGGCCGGCAGGTTCAGCACCTCCCAGTCCATGCCGTCAGTGCCGCGAACGATGCCGGAGCGACTGTCGTAGTCCGGCGGAAGGATGCGTCCGGCGACATCGTTCGCCGCCCACCGGGTCTGCACGAGCACGACGCAACCGCCCGGCATCAAGCGGGTCAGCAGATCGTCGTTGTAGCTTTCCCAGGTCCTCTCGCTGATGGTGTCGCTGTTCGCTTCCGCGCGCCCCTTCACGGGGTCGTCGAGGAACAGCGCGTGCGCCCGGTTGCCGGTGATCCCCGACAAGATGCCGCCGGCCAAGTACTCGGACCCGTTGTCCAAGGCCCATTCGTCGGCGGCCGACGTCGAGGTCGAGACCGTGGTGCCGAACAGCGCGCGGTAGTCTGGCGATGCCGCGATCTGCCGGGCACGCCGGCCGTGGCGCTTCGCGAGATCGGAGCCGTAACTGGCCAGGATGATGCGCCGGTCCGGATGCTTGCCCATGAGATACGTCGGGGCGACGACGGAGCAGTACGTGCTCTTCGCGCTGCCCGGCGGCATGAGCACCATGAGGCGCCCATGCTTTCGGTTCATCGTGCGTTCCAGCGCGTCGAGCAGTAGCCGGTGGTGCGCGGCAACCGCGGTCTCCACCGGCTTGAACAGCCACGCCTCGGGGTCATCCCCGATCGGCTTGCCCGGGATCTCGATCGCGTTGGCGAACCCGACGAGGGATGCCCTACCCCTGCGTCGGCGCAGGAGCTCGCGGGCCGCGTCCTGTTGCGATAGCTGTAAGGGCTTCGTCGGAGAGTTCATGCGCGATCAGTGGGTCATCGGGCGGCGGCGGTGTGCCCGGAGCGCGGCCGCGCTCCTTGTTCGCGCTCAGCAGGTTGTGCGCGCTCTCCGCGGCCTCGTTGGCAACCTTGGACAGCAGCATCACGCCCTTCATGGCTTCCAGCGACTTCGCCGACAGGACCTCGGCGTCGTCGACCTTCTGGACTTCCGCGTTGGCAAGGGCATGAAGGCGCAGCGCCGTGGCGGACCCGTACTCCGCTGCCTGTGCGAGGTTGTCGCTGATCGTGCGCAGCCGCCCGGCGAGGGTCGTGGTCAGAATCTGTTCCGAAACGGACAACTCGCTTAGAGCCTTCTCCGTCGCAACTATCTGATTCGCCACGGTTTTCACCGTTTCGATTCGTTTTGAAACTCGCGTGCTGATCGCGGACTTGGAGACCTTGTATTCGCGCGCGAGGTCCGCTGGCTTCTCGCCTTCGAGGATGCGGCGCTTGATCTCATCCCACTTCTCGTCGGAGAGCTTCGAGGGTCTGCCCATGGGACTTTCCGAGAAAGGTTCGGCGGCCGTCAGCTAAGCCCGGGCAGGTTTTGCCGGGAACGGGGCAGCACGCGATGGACCGTGCCTTCCGAGCATGGGCTCAGATGCGCTAGGCAAGAGCAAGCGCCACGGTTTCTGGGTGCCGGCGTTTCGCGCCGAATGGGTGACGCGCCAGCCGGGGATCGAACCCGGCGGCCGGCGTTGCGCCGCGGGGCCCGCCTTCGGGCTCTGGCGCTGAAATGAAGAAGCCCGCGCGCGGCGGGCCTCAGGGATTCTTCAGCGATGGCTGCGCCCCAACTCGTTCCGGCGCGCCCCGGAGGGCGCGGCAGTGGGGTATTAGGCACTCGGCCTTGCGCATCGCGTGCGCCCGCGTCTCGTCTTTCAAGTGGCTGCGCGGTGTTGGCCGCGAGTATAACTATTTGCGCTTTCCGCGCAACCTCGGGGCCGACATCGATTCCGAAATCTGTTTCGAATCCGCCACCTGATCGCGCGCGGCATCGGCCCTAGCCTCCTCGTCGGCCCGCCGCAGCTTGGTGATCTGGGCGTCCTTCTTCACCTGCTCGCGCTCCTCGATGTTGGCCGGGGTGCGGCGCTTCCTAAGCGTTTGTCGCAGCTCGCCGCTGGCGGTGTGGTAGCAGTGCTGGAGGTGGTTCACCAGCTTGCGGCCGGTACCCCCCCAGGGCACGCTGCGCTGGCCTGTCGTGGCGCTGTAGCGGCAGTCCGGGCAGGGCTTGCCACTGGAGCGCCCGCCGGTGCCATGGATGATGCGCTTGCCGCAGCCGCCGCAGGACTTGCAGATCGGGTCCAGCCACCAGGTCAGGACCTCGGCCACGATCCGCGGGGCATTGTCCCCACCGACCCAGCGCTCCAGCTCCTGGCGCACCACCGGCAGGGTCTTCAGGCTTTGCAGCAGCAGCCCGAGCTCGTGCTCATGCCAGCGGTGGGCCTCGACCTCGGCGACGCGCTGCGGCTTGCGGAAGGAGACCTTGCCGTCGTGCTCGACCCGCACCAGCCCGGCATGCGGGTTCGCGATCTCGATCACGGCACGCCAGTCGATCCCCTTCGGAGGCTCCTCCAGCTCCATCTTGGCCACGGCCTCGGCGATCTGCTCTTTCGTCATCGGGACCATCGCTTGTCGCGTGGCGCCCTCGATCGGCAAGGTCTTCGCTGCGGCCTCGATCTCGGCGG